ATGCCGCAGGTGCTGTCCATCGCTCTCGTGGCCATCGGCGGTTTGCTGTTCAGCATGCAGGTGAGCTTCACGCGCGTTGACACCAATGTTCAACAGCTGGTTAAGAGCATTGAAGAGTTGAAGACCGATACCAAGACGCAAATGACAGATCTTGAAAACAGGGTGCGTGCGTTAGAGATGCACAAACAGTAATCTGAGGCTATCCACCCATGGATTTCATGGACCACAACACTGCCACAGCTATCGCCATCGGCGTTGCTGCCACCAGCGAGATCCTCGCTTACACCCCACTGAAGGCCAACAGCGTGATCCAGCTGGTGCTTCAGGTTCTGGGCGTCGTCTTTCCGCGTCGGAAATGAAACTGAAACCAGCGGCCGCCAAGCTCATTGCATCCTTGGCGACCAAGCTCCTGTTCAGCGGTGGCAATGTCACCCTCGATGAAGCGACTTGCCGTGCTGTTGTGGCACTGGCTGATCAGATCAAGGAAGAACACCCTGATTGGTTCTGATGCCATGCAGCTCCTCGATTTCTTCACCTACTACCGCAAGGGCACGCCGCATCAAAATGCGGCTATCTCCATGCTGGAAGAGGCCATCAACAAGGCTGATCCAAGCATTCTTAGCCGTGATGCTGAGTGGTACAAAACCTGGCAAGCTGGCGGCAAGGGAGAAACCGCACCTGCTGTCCCAAGCGATCTTGGTCCAGCGTTAAAGCTGATCAAAGAGTTTGAAGGGTGCTATTTGAAGGCATACAACGATGGCGTTGGCATCCCGACGATTGGCTGGGGGACCATTCGCTACCCAAATGGTCGGCACGTTGCCTATGGCGATGTAATTACGCAAGCCGAAGCCGATCAGTATCTGGCCGGTGAGGCGAAATACACCTACGACACCTTGGCCAAAACGATCCCGTACTGGGGCGAAATGAACGCCAACCAACGTGGGGCACTCACCTCCTTTGCCTACAACCTGGGTGCCCATTTCTACGGGAACGGAAGTTTTAATACGATCACCCGTTATTTAAAGGAGAGGCGTTGGCAGGATGTGCCCAACGCTTTATTCCTTTATCGGAATCCCGGGTCGTCAGTCGAACGCGGCCTTGCACGCCGCCGCACCGAGGAAGGCAAGCTCTGGGTAAGCTAGGATCTACCGTAGATCCCTTTAGGTATATGTCCGAAGAGTGGCAAGACGTGCCTGGATACGGTGGCTTGTATCAAGTCAGCAATCTGGGGCGCGTCAAGCGAGCAGCACGTCAAGTTGTACAAATTGTTGAATACCCAGAGCAGCTCCTGACTGGTGAAATAGACAGAGATGGCTACCACAAAGTCGCGTTCTCAGTAGCAAACCCACAGCAATACGGGCTTGACCTGGAAAATACATGCAGCAATGGGAAAAAAGGCCAAAGACATTTTTCAAAGCATTTGGTCCACCGCTTAGTGGTCGAGGCTTTTGACGGACCAATATCAGATGGGATGCATGTCAACCATAAGGATTGCGATCGAACCAACAATTGCCCAGAAAACCTTGAGGTGGTCACGCCTCAGGAAAATGTGGCTTATTCGTTCAAGCACGGCCTTCGAGAGCGGACGTGCCCAACGCGGAAATACAGCAGTAAGATCGTAACAAAAATTCTAAAATTAAGGGCAAATGGTTTGACCTATAAGCAGATTTCAGAACAATTGAATGTGCCGCCCAGTTCTGTCGCTGCTTGGTGCACGCGGTACAAGGAACGCCATATCGCCTAAGCTCTGAATCGCTTGAACCAGCCTTTGTGATCCTTCCTGACCACGAAATCCGTCGCCTTTGCAAGATGAAGGCGATGGTGACGCCTTACAACGAGGACAACCTCAACCCTGCCAGCTTGGACGTGATGCTGGGCGATCGAATCATGATCGAGCAAGAGGAAAGCCCAGAGTTACAAATCGTTGGAATCCATGAGTACACCAAGACCGATCCATTTTTGATCCATCCCGGCGAATGGTTCCTTGCTGAAACCCGCGAAATCTTCAACCTGCCGGATCACGTTGGTGCCCAGTTTGTGCTGAAGTCATCCCGCGCACGGGAAGGCTGGGATCATGCAGAGGCAGGCTGGGCAGACCCAGGCTGGAATGGATCACGGCTCACGATGGAGCTGAAAAACAACCGCCAACATCATTCGCTGGCTATCTGGCCTGGGTTACGCATAGGTCAAATGAAATTTATGTTGGTGTTTGGTCAGCCAGAACGGTCCTATGCCCAGACTGGCCGTTATAACGCGGACCTAGCCGTCACGGCTTCGAAAGGCTGATCAACGCCGCTACCTTTGTCACGTTGGCCGCGGCGGCCTCATCAATCAAATGGGCATAGCGTTGGGTTGTTTGCGTGCTCCGGTGCCCGAGCTGCTCACCAATCTGCGCCAACGTCAGCCCGGCGCTAATGGCCGTGGATGCCCAGTTGTGGCGCAGGTCATGCACCCGCAGGTTTTCGATGCCAGCACGCTTCAGCAGCTTCGCCCACAATTCGCTATATGCGATCAGCGGATGGTCACTACGACCGGCGATGACCCAGCGCCCATTGGTGCGTTGACGGAGCTGGCGTAGGATTTCAACCGCGATAGGAGGCAGATGCACCACGCGGTCATTGCCATCGCCACCTGTCTTATGTTCTGCGGCCGGTATCACCAAGATGCTGGCGTCCAGGTTGATCCAATCCCATTGCGCACGCTGGATCTCGCCAACACGACAGCCGGTGAGCAACAGCAGGCGGATCATCTGCGCAAATCGAACCTGGTTGGTAGTAACGGTAAACTCTTCAAGCGCCACTAACAATTTGGCGAGTTCATCGCGGCTCAGGTAACGGCGCCGCTTCCTTTCGCGGTTGGCGGTGATGTGCCGGCATGGGTTGGAGTGCTGCGAGCGTAGGTTCCACAGCTCGGCCAAGTTCATCGCCTTGCTCAGCACCTCCAATGCACGGTTGGCAGTGATCGGCTTGACGCTTGCCTGATGGAACCAGCGGGCTACATCGTCGGATGTCAACGCTGCAACCTTTGTACGGCCAATGGCCGGCAGCAAGTGCACGCGCCAAAGGATCTCCTGCTGGCGTCTGGTGTTGGGGCGCAGTCGCGGCCAGTGCTCACGCTTGATGCGTTCCAGCAGGCTGGCCATCGTGATGGTCTTGTAGTTGCGTGCCTTGTATTCGCCTTTTATTGACGTAGCGAGTACCTGCAACGCCATCTCGCGGGCGATGGTTGCGTTGATGATGTTGGCGCGACCAAGACGGTGCATCACTTGCTTCCCGCCTGGCACCCTGAACCGTACATACCAAGTAGATATACCGCTTGGCAACGTCATTACGCCAAGCCCCGGCACTCGCTTATCTGCCGCCCACGTTCTCACACCATTCTCCCAAATTCACGGGAATGGATGGGAATCTCCGCTAATCAGCGTGAGCTGTAAACCCCCGGAATTATTGGATTCCGTGAGCTATCGGGACGCAGGATGAACCACGCTGGAGGGTAGATCTGAAGGCGAAGAACCAACAGCGCGATCTGAATCCCCCAACGCAATCAATGGCTTAAAGAACTAATCCGCAACGTTCGCACACATTTCGCGCAGTAGGCCGAGAGCCTCGCAGGGATCCTCAACTTCCACCAGCCGCCAAGTGTCTACCCCGTGGCTTTCGGCCCAATGCTGCGCTTGGATTGCCGTATAGAAAGGGCCAACAAAAAGAGGTGCCCAGGCGCCGATGGCGAGGTTGTAGGTCATGATCAGATGGTTTGCCAGCAGACCTTAGCCGCAAATCGCTGTTGGTATGCCGCAGCACGTCGCAATTTGTAACCACGGTTGCAGCAACTACCATTGGTAAAGCAGCGATCTGCTTGTGCGGTCATTCCTGGTGGAAATCACCGCAAAGCTCTTCGTGCGCTCGGAAACGGAACCAGACGAGCTGCCTGCTGACATCTACAGCCAACTAACTGAATTCATCCCCAACGATGACGACATCGTGGACCTAGAGGTCGCGGCGTTCCTTATCCCTGGTCAGGATGATGGATCATCACATTGATGAGACCCGCCTGGTCTCGCGCAAGGGCGCGCGCGATCAGATCCACCTGGCGTGGAACTACGAATGCGCCTATTGCGGGGATGCCCTTGGCCGATCACCAACGCTTGATCATGTAGTGCCCAAAATCAATGGTGGTCTCACCGTCCGCGGCAACTTAATCTCCTGCTGCTTGGGATGTAACTCCCGCAAAGGCAAGACCGATTGGTTGGCCTGGTATCGCGGGCAAGAGTTTTGGACAGCAGAACGCGAATGGACAATCGCCAACTGGCTCAATCAGTAATACTGCACGTAAATCTCGGCCTGCCATAGGTCGTTCGTGTACCGGCACATGGCGCCATTTTGGCCGCAAGCGCGGTACAGCGGTTCTTCACCAAACGTGTGATCAAGCAGCTCAATCCAGCGGCCTTCACCCCGCTCCATCCGTTCCAGCACCTTTCTTTCCATCGTCGTAAAGCTCGCAGCGTGCGGCGTACCGTCCCCCAGTCTGCCGTGCCTCGGGGAACCCAAAACTACATTCATTGGATCGTGGCAACCATTGAACGCAACTCCAACACTTGGCCTTATGGTGGTAGGCCGCGGCAACCTCCTCAACTGGCTGTTTATCCCGCAATGCCATGTAGTGGTACTGCCCGCGGATAAATGCTTCCCGCACGTCTGGCGTGCCCAGGTCGATGATGCGTTCCTGGTCGCGGGGTAATCGAAACTTGCCGCGCCAATTCTCGGACAGCTTGCGCCGCTCGATCACCAGGCGCCCGCCGTACAACGTGATCATTCACTTTCGCCGTAAGACGGCGCGTGGAACATTCGTTCAAACTGATGCGCTGCTGGCTCGGAAGGCTCATCAAATTCTTGTGGCATCACCAAGTCACCCCTATCACGCGCAACGTATAGAAGCGGCGAGCCAAATTCTTTGACCACCAGCATTCCCACCCGTGGGCTGCGCGTCAGGGTGCGCACTGCCCAGCGTTCAATCCAGTTCAAACCGGGAGGATCAATCATTTTTCTAATTTGGATAGTAGCCGTTTTAGGTACCAGTTTGCCTTGGCAAGCGATACCTCACCGCCTTTATGGCGCTCGCGCCAGGTGTACTTGATGATGTTGCCCTTGCAGTACCCACGGAACTCTTCCGGGGTCAGTGCAGCCTCGATGGCATCAATGCACTCGATGCCGCCTTGGCGGTAGTGCTCGGGCTGGTTGACTTGATCGGTCATGGCTGTTCCTCCAGCTCGGATGCAAGCACCGCAGCGGACCGCAACATCGTGCTCAATTTAATCGGTTGCATGTTGCGGCCGTTGGCATAGCGAACAGCCCACCGCAATCCCATCGAAATGTTGCCATCACCCAAGTGCCGCGCAGCTTCGATCTCTTCCCGGCTCATGCGCACGTTGACCGTGAAATTGCGGCCTTTGCCTTTAGGTCGGCGGTCGTTTGCGTTAGCCATTGACACCCTCCAGCTCGGTGGCGATGGCGAGGATGCGGTCGTAACACTGCTGTGCTGTGTCTTTTGGAAATAAATAACCAGCAGCACAGCGAATGGCGACGGCAGCAATAGCCTCAGCATCGGGTGATTCAGCAACATTGATTGCAGCGTTTAGCACTGCCTGCGCGGCGGGGGAGAGGTCAGTCATTCCCACCCCCGCACCAGATGCTGGCGGATCACGTTCATGCAGGCATCCGCGTGTTTTTCTGCTAGCACGCTTTCAGTGCCGCCAATGGCGCGGATGCAATCAGCTTTGATCTCAGCACCGTCAATGTCACGAAAGTTTGCGCCAAGGCTGGCGCAGAACTCCTGCCACAGATTGGTGTAAAGGCCATTTGTACGGCCACTGGCCGCATAAAGCGCATCGATGAAGCGTGCGCAATTGAGGTCGAGTTCGTGGGATTTCACGGCTTCAAAGCTTGGCGAATGTTGAGCAGCTCTTCACGGCGAGCGGAAATATGGAGATGACTAGGCAGACCGCTGAGCGTTTCCAATCGATTATCAATCAATGAGCAAATGCGCAGGCGCTCTTCCTGCTGGCCAGCACCAAACATGCCGGAATCAGAAATCAAAGCCTCAAGCTTGGCTCTGATGTGGGTCATGGTTTTGATGTCAGACGTTGGGTAGCTGCACCTCACGGTGCGTGGTGGGAGTCAGCCATTCAATTTGGTTCCAGTACGGAAGCCAGTCTTTGGTCGCGATGGCTTTGGCCTCAGTCCAACTCGTGGCTTTGATGACTTCGTAGATGTTCAGCTCAGGGATCCTGAAGTAAAAATTGCGAGTGTTCATGGTTTCAGTTCTTGGTAACAGGCGGGATGGTTGGCCATCGCGGTGACGGTCTGGTCACGGCCATCAACACGGCCAGCGACGTAAACGACAAGTAGCAGCGCTAGGGCAGCGACTCGATTGATCCAAGGGTTTGCGGTCATGGGGCGATGCAGGAACGCAGCTAATCTACACCGTATCCGGTGCAGGCATGATGCCTTTTACAAATTTTCATATTTCTTGGCGTATTTTGCCCACCGCGCGATGTGCGCCTTAGCGATGTTCACCCTTGTATCCTGCGACTCGATAAAAGATGGGCTCAACTCCACCGCAGAACGCACAACCGGCTTGTTCTGATGCGCAGGTGACCACCCAATCGCATGGTCAGGCAAGTTCAATTCCACGGTGAACCACACGTGGCCGCAATCGGCACAAACCCGCTTGCGCACTGTCTGATCCTCAAACCGACCATTCGTGACTGGCGCTCGATGGTTTCTGCTACTGCACTTTGGACATTGCATGGGCAAAATGGGACGGTGCGCCCCGGTCTAATGAATTTTGGTAAATGGTTGTGCGGTGAAATCCCGCCTGAGAAACTGTTCCAGATTGAAGCCGATTGCCGACGCGTCGAGAGTCACCCTCATGCTGGCAAGCTTGCTGGGCAGCTCCTCAAGCAGGTTTACCACCAGCAAGAAATGCTCCAGCGGGCGGTCCATGAGATCGCCCGACTGGAATGCGAATTGATGTGATCAGAACAGATCGGCGTCGCTCAACTCAACCACCTCGCCACCTGTGGCCTTGGCCAGGCTGTCAGCAGCACCAGCAGCAGCCATTTTTTCTTCAATGGCCTTCTGCGTCTTGTAGTCCGGCTCAAATGCCAGGCTCAAGTAGTTCTGACCACTGGCAGCTTGCTTGGTCCAGCCGCTGATCTTCACCGGAATCTCACCACGGTCGTTTGGATTTGCGTTCATCACATAGGACGCAAACTCCATCCGATCCTCTTCTTTGATGCTGAAGACACCATCAAAAGCTGGATAGTTACGGCTAGGGTCGTAGCGATCCTTGAAACGCTCCTTCAGTTTTTCAGGAGAGTTCTTGAACAATGCACCGTTGGCTTTGAAACTCATGGTCGTTGAGTAGGTGGATGGTTGGGAATTCCGCGCAGGTTTCTCAGCTCGTAAGCCTCGACCTCTGCAACGGGATAAAGGACGCGGCCGCCAATCTTCACAAATCGTGGTCCGCGGTTTTGAGATC